ACTTGGCACGCGGCTGTCCAGAAAGACTTTCGTGTCCACTTCACTCTAGATCGACGTTTATACGCATCGTGAAGAGGGATTTGGCACGGAGCCTCAATAGAAGCTGACAATGCGGGTATTTTTGACTCACGACACCATGAATGTGTGTGTATCCCTGGGTGGCTGGCATGACTTTCCCATCTAGTTAGCATCCATCTTGTTTCTCTTTGATAGATAAGCTGAGCCTTAAAGCCATTATTCTGGGTATTAACTTCGCAAAATAATATGAACTGACCTGATTGACCATTGGCTATCAGTGCTTTCCATTCCCAATTTTTTCCACACGGACGAGTGTGAGGATAGGGAGAGTATTTAGTCCCGATGGTTGCTGAAGACCACGGTGTAGCACTACCAATAGTAAACTTCTTCTCGCTGCATAATATTCTGATCGTCTCTGGCGAATTAATATCAAGCGATAAAATCATTGCCTACTCTCACTTCCAAGCCTGCTCACCGATCATGCAGTTCATTGCTGTTCCCCTTTCGTTCTGCCATACTCGGAGCATGAACAAGGCAGTAAGATTCGAGGGGGAGGGGTTAGGCGGCACTGGACGGGTCGGCCTTGTCGGCCAACCTCTCGGCCACGGCCCTGAGCGCCAGCCGCTCGCCCTCGTTCATGGCTCGCCACATGCGGACAAGGGAGCGTTCATCGGCGTCTTTAATGACTTCGCCACCACCTTCCAAAGAAGGAACCGTTTGGCCGTGACGCAGGTAGTCAAGGGTGACGCCAAATAGGTCTGCTAAAGCGCACATTTTGTCCCATGCGCTCGGGATGCCTTTATTCTCCATACGGGATAGATAAGTGCGATCTATGCCAGTAGCGGCCTGAATATCCACCTGGCTTAATCCACTATCTATCCGAAGTCGTCTGATTCGAGCAGCGAAGGCTTTATCCATAGAGGCACACTGGCACTTTCTTGCTTTATTTGTGTGATCTCAAATCACAATAATCATTGACGCTATGTGTGATCTCATGTCACAAAACAGCATGAGCATCAGATCGATAATCAAGAAGGCTGGTGGGCCGTCTCGGGTCGCTCGCCTTCTGGGCATTCACCACAGCGCGGTAATCCGCTGGGAAAACGTTCCCTATGAGCGAGTACTTCCACTCGAGGCCGCAACCGGCATCCCTCGCGAGGAGCTGCGCCCTGACTTATTCAAACGCCCCACCCCAGAGCGGGAGGGTGTGTGATGAGGATTTATCCTTTCAATGCGTGGGTGTGCTGCGACATCTCTGCAAAATCCATTACATGGAAGCTGCAAGTGAACCGCAGTCAGCCTGACGTTTTCGATTATCTACGTGGCCGCATCTCCCGTCTTGCGCTTGTTCTTGTCGCATTCTTGTTTCGCGACATGCCCGGTGTGAGGGGGCGAAAGGACACACTGGGGCGCATGATTGCAGTGCTTGCCCCAGTGTTTGACGGGGGAGGTGTTACGAAATGAGCGCCGCATATTTCTCAAACACCCTCTCCATCGCCAATATATCGTTTGGCTCGTATGGCGTTCTAAGCAATATGCTCTCGGCCACTGCATCTAAATGCTCGCGGGCAGCCTCGGCGCTTGGAAATGCATGCTTTGCAAGGCCTCTAACGAGTTGGTTAACAAACTCCTGCTCCCAGAAGCTGTCGGATTTTAACTGCCTATTTCCAACAGGAAGATCGCTTGAGATTGATTGCTGGAACCAGCGCGGCTGCTGCAAGGCTTCGCGCGCTTTGTCGGCAGTTTCTTTAATACCCATGGAATCGTCTCCGGTTATGTGTGGACAGCATGACGGTGACGTAGAGGGAGGCGTACGTAAAGCGCCTCCCTCGATTGCCCGTACGGATGGGGGTGCGGTGTGATGTTCGAAGTCAGAACCAACGCCGTCCGCAAGATCGAGCGGCAGAAGCGGATTGTTGAGGCTGCGGCAGACCGTAAGAACGGTATGACGGTGAATGCCATCGCTGCGAAGATGGGCGTTTCACGTAATGCCATCGAGAAATACCTACGGGATGAGCGTCTGTCTGTTTCTTCAGGCATCAAGCTGGACACGCGCAAAGCGACGTACCACCGAACATGCCTGAAATGCGGCACGAAAATCCGTGTCGAGAGCCCGTATCGCCGTTGCTGCTCGGTCTGCAACACCAATGCGCGGGGTGCGATGGTATGAGCGGCTCCGTCAATAAAGTCATAATCGCTGGCAATCTGGGAAAAGACCCGGAAGTGCGCACTACCCAGAGCGGCGGTAAAATCGTGTCCTTCACGGTTGCGACCAGCGATACGTGGAATGACCGCCAGTCTGGTGAACGCAAGGAGCGCACTGAATGGCACCGTGTTGTCATTTTCAATGAACGCCTTGCTGACGTTGCCGAGCGCTTCCTGACTAAAGGCAGAAAGGTCTATCTTGAGGGTGCATTGCAAACCCGCAAATGGACCGATCAGTCTGGGCAGGAACGCTATACGACAGAAGTAATTGTCGAACGCTTCCGGGGCGAACTGGTTCTGCTTGATAGCCGCCCGGACGGACAGGGTGCGCCGCAGCGTAACGCTAACCAGAAGCCGAGCGGACAAAACCACCAGAACAATCAGCAGAGCTACACCGGATACGACAGCAGCCTGAACCAGCGTCGCGGCTGGGATGAAGGCGGCTCGTCTGATCTGGATGATGAAATTCCGTTCTGAGCCGATCACCCGATGCTCCCCACGTCCACACCCATTTTTGCAGCGATTTCGAGGACCAGCGCCATGCGTTGGCCCTGCGTTGCGAATGGGTGCAGGCGTGACCAGAGCTCCGCCGTTCTCAGCAGCGTAATTGCTAGGAATGGCGTGGCTAGGTGCAGATTGCTGGCTGCCGTATCAGCGGTATCCAGCGGGTCTGCGGGGTTGGCGACGTATTCGCCGCCGAATTGCACTGTTCCGAATTCAGTCTCCTTTTCCATCGTTTCTCCAATCTCCCGTTCTCGCAAAACAGAGAATGGAGCAAAGCGATGTGGAATGATCGGGCAATTCACGCCCACAAACAGTCAAAAAATGACCGAAAGTTTCCGCAAATGATGGGCGCTGTGCAAACGCCTGTCCGTGACAGGCTACTCAACCTCATAAAAAGAGAGTTCGAGCCTTTCCGATTTGCGGCTGAAATGCTGGCCCGTTCTGCGCTCAAGACGCCGCGGGCCGCACGTAACTGGCTATCAGGAACAAACGCGCCAGATGCTGAAGCGCTGATTGAACTGATGGCCTCCTCTGACTCTATCGCTGACGAAGTGATTGCACTCGTGCAGCAGCGCCGAAAAGAGCGCGAAGGAGAGAAATGCCGTGGATTAAGCTCAGGCTATGCCGGTTCGCATGGTTCAGAACACACAACGGGCCACCACCATCAATGCATGTGACATGGGTGCATGTATCTTGGTTTGATTGGGATACGTGGCAGGACAAGATGGATCGTGCTTTGCGTGCGGCGCGGGAGGAATTGAAGAAATGACCCCGTTCCCAGTGGATGAAATCCGAAACCGATTGGCTGATGCTGTCGAGTTAGCGGGCAGCCAAAGCGCATGGGCTCGCAAAACTGGAATCCCACGGTCGATAGTTTCCGAAGTCCTGTCGCAAAAACGCGACATACCCGAAAGCATTATCAACGCACTTGGATATATCGTGCGCCCTATGTGCATCCCAGCCCGTAAAGGAATGAACCGATGAGCGAATTTCCCAGCACACACAATGAATTCTCGGGCGGCGATGATGCCGCTGTAGGCGGGATTGCGGCTGACCGGCTGCGGTCGATAATTGAACGTGTCGAAAGGTTGGAGACCGAGAGAAAGGCTCTCGCGGACGACATTCGTGACATTTTCAAAGAAGCGGCCAGCGCAGGCTTCAATGTGAAAGTGATCAAGCAAATCATTCGTTTGCGTAAGCAAGAGCCTGCCGATGTTGAAGAGCAGGAAACGCTGCTCGACATATATCGGAGAGCGATAGGATGCTGAGTAAACTCCTCTCCCCAGATGCAAAACTACAGCGCGACAACACCAAATTGCGGGCAGAGAACGCCCGCTTTCTTGATGCCGTTGCGCGACTAAACCGTGAAAATCTGCGCCTCCGTGATGAATTGAGGCAGGCGCGACTAGAGCGTGACACTGTATCCCGTGCGCGTGACAGGGAGGGTAGGTTCTCATGAGGACAATCCGGTTCGAGCTTCCCAATCCTTACCCGCTCTTAAACCACAGTATCGGCCAGAGCCGCTGGGCCTTGACTGGTATGCGTCAGAAGATGGCCCGTGCTGTTTTCGCTGCCACAGTGAGCCTGCGTATCCCAGAGCCCTTCCAGAAGGCGCACGTGACGATTGAACGGCACTCGTGCGGCACACCAGACCATGACGGCGTGGTGGGCGGTGCAAAGTTCCTGATCGATACACTAACCACTCCGAAGCTGCTGAATGTCCGTAAGCCGGGAGCGCGTCAGCGCGTGAGGAATAAGCGCGGGCTTGGCTTCATCGTCGATGATGGGCCGGACTATGCCACGTTTGACATTCGGGCCATCAAAAGCCGTCTGTGCGACCAGAAAACCGTGGTGACGATTACGGAGATTTTGCCGTGAGGATAAGAAGTTTTCCCACCCCAGCGGAGTACCCAACTCCACGCGAACCTGCTAAAACGACGAAAGCCGCTGGTGCGCTAACACCGGGCGGCTTTCTGACCAATGCTTGAAAGGGACTCAAGGAATGGCTGACGAAACAGTACCAGAACAAACCGCCTTCGGAAAGCCTAAGCGCAAATCTCTCTCAAAGAAGATTCGCTTCGAGGTCTTCAAGAGGGATAAGTTCACTTGCCAGTATTGCGGAAGAACGGCCCCCGAAGTGGTTCTCCAGTGCGATCATATCGCACCGGTAGCAAAGGGGGGTAAAAATGACATTCTCAATCTGATTACGAGCTGCTTTGATTGTAATAACGGCAAAAGAGATGTGCCATTGGCGGACGGCCAGACCCTTAAAAAGCAGATAGAGATGCTTTCCGATCTTGAGGAAAAGCGTCAGCAGATCGAGATGATGATGCGCTGGCGTGATGAGCTTGAGAGCCTGGACGATTATCAAGTTGATAAAGCTGCCCAATCTCTCGAAATAGATGGTTTGTGTGCAAGTGAATTTGGCCGCAGTAAAATTAAGAAAATGCTCAAAAAGTACTCTCTCGAGGAGTTCTTAATTGCTCGGGACGAGGCATTTGAAAAATACTACGACTGCTCTCGTGAAGGCTGGGGCGCGGCCTTTAATAAGATTGAATCTTTCATGAAGATGCGCCGCGTCGATAGGGATAAGCCTTGGATGCGGCAAGTTTTCTACATTCAGGGGATATTGAGGAACAGAACTGGCGCAACGGGAACTGCGCCATTCATAGAGTTTCTTCACCTGAATGGTTGGGATTTGGACTTAGTGGAAACATTTGCAAAGGGATGCGATCGCATCACCTCTTTCACTGGGCCGTATCAAGCTGCGCTCAGAGAGAACGGGACGCCATGGCTTGATGGTCGTCCGTACCGGTGAGGAGGCAGGAATGACAAAAACATTAGACCGATGGATGCCTCTTCACATAGCTGACTATAGAAAAGACACGGTCTTTCTCACCACCTTGCAGCACGGTGCGTATATGCTTCTTCTTATGGCGTCTTGGGAAATTGGCCCGCTCGACGATAATGAAACGTTCCTGTCATCTATAGCAAAAGTGGATCTAAAGACATGGAGGAAAGACGTTTGGCCTGCTATCAAGCGCTTCTTCTCCAAAGCAGATGATGGGCAAATATTCCAAAAGAGATTGAGTGCTGAGAGGGATAAGGCGGAGAGGATTTCAGAAATCCGCCGCAAGAATGGCCGTGAAGGAGGAAGCAAACCAAAAGCAAAAGGCAAAGCAAATGCTTCCTCAAATGCCAAACCAAATGCTGTAGCTAATGCAGAAGCCCCCTCGCGCGACAGTTTACAATCTTCCTCATTACATTCGGAAGAACATAAATCCTCACTACGTTCGGATGTAGGTTGTAACGCGCCCGACGCGCCGCCCGAAAAGCCGATGGAGGACCGCTGGCAGGAACTGGGGGAGGAGGTCATTGCCGCCGCCGGCACTGATCCGTCCCGCAGCATGGTCCAGACCGGCGGTGTGCGTCAGTGGCTCGCGGATGCCAAGGCTATCGGCTACGGCTACGACGGGGCGCGGGAAATCATCCTCGGCACGGTGCGCGAAAAGGCTAAATACGGCGGACGTGGTAAACCCCCGGCGTGGTTCGACAAGCCCGTGTCCGACGCCATCCGCACCGGGACCATCAGCGCCAGCGGCATACAGCGTGAGGCTGTCCAGAAGCTAAAATCCCGCCAGCAACTTGCCGCAGAAACGTGGGCCAATGTGCCCGACATCGAGGGAGTGTGACATGACCACCATTGCAAAAATCCAGCCTGGTGCCATGGCGTTGCCCGTTGCGCCCGTTGAACCTTCCGCCAGTCTGTCAGCCCTCATCGCTGCGGTGCAGCGTGGCGTCCCGATGACAGCCCGCGACTTGACGCCCGCTCTCGTTTCCGAAGCAAGGGCTATCGCGGAGGAGCAGAACACCGACGTTCCGGCGCAGGAAATCATCATCGCGGCATGGGTCAAAAAACTGATCCCGCTGACGGTAAACCCGCCTACTGATCCAGCCGATAGCGCAGCCAAGATTAGCGCCATCTGCGAAATCTGCGGCGATATGCCAGCAGCAGTTTGGACGCCAGAGACCCGAAAGGCGTGGACCACCCAAGGCCCGCAGGGCAAGTTCTGGCCCGCGCCATCCGAGCTTTACGCCCACCTCCAGCCATACGCCGACAAGCTGCGCCGGAACGTCGAGGGATGCCGCCGCATCGTGAAGCTGGCTGAACGGGTAGGGAAGCGTGAGGACGGGATCAGCGCCGAGGAACGGGCGGCAGTGGCACGGCAGATGGCGGAATGGCGCAAGTCGATGGGGCACCCGGACGACGAACCGGAACGCCGCCGCCCAGTGCAACCACAGCCGAGCGTATCTGAGCGACTGGCCGAGTGTCGTAGGCAGTTGGCAGAAGACCCAGCACAGGGTGTATGGCTAGCGCCGCTCATCGCGCAGTTGGAGGCGCAGGTCATGGCAACATGCGGGAAGGAGGCCACAGGGAGGTCACACAGCACCGCGCAAGTGTTCGCACGGTAGATTGTCTATTTTTGAATCACACCGCACTCAGCGGGCAACGTAGGGGATTTTAGGGGTATGTCTGAAATGGGAGAAATTACGTGAAATATCTATTGGGACTTTGTTGGGTTGGTGTGCTTGCCTGCCTTATTGGGGCATCATTGGCGGATAATTTGCCCGTTATGGCGTGGGTCTGTGCCGCAGGATGGTTCTTGGTGTCGAGCATTGCGATTGGGGCATCGTATGCCGCACGTTTCTGACGACATCCTAGACTGGCACGAATGGCCCGAGCCAGAACCGCACAGGCCACCAGTCACGCCGCACCCGGTCCCGCTACACGAGAGCAAACCGGGGTTGATGGATGAGGAAATACTGCCGCTTGAAGCCGACTTGTTGAAGGGGCCGTAAAGTTCCAGAAAAACGCAGGAAGTACGAGATTTCCCTGTACTTTTTGCGGGGAGTGTGATTCCATACCTGTATGCAAACATGCGCTGAAATTCATCACACTTGGGCCGAGGTGGGGTATGCGTTCATTTCTGATCGAGCACCATTTGGGCTGACGGAATTTGATGTTGTGTTGGCGTCAATAACGGCATGCTTCGTTGTTTTCATTTTCGGGAAGTATGGCGCGTGACCCTACCCCGCACAGCCATGAAGAAGCTGCTCGCCAGCGTGAAGGAAAGAGGCTGGAGCGCCACACGGACAAACGGCGGGCACGTCAAGTGGCAGCATGACAGCGGGGCTTTCCTGTTCGGGTCAGCGAAACCTAGCGACAGCAGAGCGATGAAAAACCTAATAGCGCAGATGAAGCGCGTGGAGATGCGGGTATGATGACCTGCGATAAAGCTCTCCCGGCAGTCGTCATACTCGGCTGGTTTTTCTGTATTTTGGTTATTGTTGTCTGGGGGAAGTGATATGAAAAAATATATCAGCCACCTTCCTTACTCATTTTCATCTGTAGAATTTGTCCGGGAAGCTCATAAAGATAGACCAAAGTCATGCGGGTAAGATTGCCGAGGTCAACAATTTCTTGTGGTGTTGGCTCACCTTCTTCGTGGGCAGATTCATTCCCTAATATGCGGATATGGTCAGCCCAATCCCTGATATCCGGGGTAAGAAAGCGCTTCTCTTCTAATATCTTTATACGACGAGCAAGCTGCACACCGTTTGCCTCTGGTATATTTCGAGCTTTGTCTTTTGTGGCTAACTCAAGAGCTCTTCTGTATGTCATGCCCGCCGCGCAAACATTCCCCGCTATTTTACTTCTCTCGCCCTCTATGAAGGCTTTCTCGACATTAACTGGAAGAAAAAGCGGAATGTTCGGCTTTTCTGGGGCAGGCGAAATGTCTGAAATATCAACTCGGCCAGTAATATCCGTATCGCTTCGGGATATTGATACCATCAATGGCAATGTAACAACATTTCCTCTGCCTGAGGATATCGCTTTTCCAGGTGCGTCAGTAACGACCAAGCCCACAGGCTTTTGGCAATTTCTACAAAAGCACGCCACATTATATTTATTCCCACTTCCAGAGGCATCAATATAACCATGTATATCCATCGTGATATTCTTTTGGGTGCATCTGGGGCAATCAAGAGCAATGGTGGCCATGAAAACTATTCCACAAAATGTTGTGCACACACTTGCTGAAGGATTGATCAGGAATGCCTGCGCAAATTCTGACCCAGCCGCAAAAGCTAGCGCTTTAATGAATGAATATCGCCTCGCTTCAGTTGATGTCCAGAGGGCGTTGGTAATGGCCCTTATCGCCCGTGTGGCAATGAAAGGATCATAAGGCATGATCAAAACACTTAAACGCCCACGCCTCGAAATCAGGCACGCGCAGGATAATGGGCCTACGCCGGAGAGGGCGGCCCGGTCAGACTGGGAAGGCAAGGCACCCAAGCGCGTTCTGACAACTGTTCAGGCCCTGCTGAATGCGGGCGATATTACGCAGGACGCGGCAAACGCGGCAGACCGCTGGTATCGGGATTATGTGTTTGGCTATCACGATTACAGGGAGTTTGCCCCGGATCACGTCGCAGACACGATCACCCGGCATGATGCTGTCTCGTGGCAGGTCGTGCGCGCTAATGCATGTGGGCGGATCGTAGATGTGCGGCAGGCTCTGGGGGTTTGTGCGCATCAGCGACTGAAGATGATGTTGGTGGATGAGATGACGTTTTCACAGATGGGATCGGCTCTTTTTCCGTACGTGAGTGAGAGTTCGGGGCGTAGAAAAATCGGAGCGCAATGCACACTTATTCTGGAACAGTTGTCTGAATATTACAAGGCGAACAGGAGGCAGAAAGG